GGAATTACTAACAACGGTTATGAGGCGGGATGCCACAGCGGCACGTGAGGCAGCGTTAGTAGAAGAAATCCGTATCTTAAAAACCCATTTGGAGAATTTTAAAAATGCCCTTCCCCGATGACTTTTTTAAAGCTATGGACGATGGGGGGGAGTGTATCCCCATAACATCGTTAGAAGGATTACGGCAATTGCCTAAAAATATCCAAGTACATACGATTGTCGCTATGCTATCATCTGGCATAACGCGAGCCGAGTCGGTTAGAGATGAGGTTTTAACATTTGCCGAAAAATTAGTAACGGACATGAAAAGCGACCCTGACGTTATGGACGCGAAGGCTGCTCAGCAAATAAGCACGTATATCACCCTTCACACCACTTTTATACGAGGTGTCCAAGCCTTAAATACTGATATGGGTAAAGAAAAGAATCCATTTTATAGCGGACCAAGTGAAAATTAAACAAGGAAGAAGTAAGTATGAGTAGTAAAATAATTTACGTCAGCGATTCCCCCGGCCATTTAATAAAACATACGGTGTTAGACATCGTATCCCCGAAACAACTAGACAAATTATTGAGTGGGGGCTGGTTTATTGAAAAAAGCGAAAAGCGAAAAGTAAACCACCCCTCCCTTGGCAAGCGCATCACCGTGGACCGGATCGAATTATCACAAGCGCGTGGTGTGACGGTGGGCGGCACTGATAAAAATAAGGCAGTCACAAAGGACGTTACTCCTGCTGGGGAAATAGGCACCGCTTTGACCATGTTGGCTAATTTAATTACGCGCCAACAAGGCCCCCCTGGTGAAAACGAAAGTGGTTATTTAGGGCGCAGCATAGCGGGGCAAATCCCTGGGGTGGGCATTGTCACGTCCCTCGCTTCGCAAGGCGCATTCGGGATGGGCGCGGATTCCGCAAAAGGCAAATCAGATGTAGATGCCTGTCCGTTTCCAGAAGGATCGGTGCCGTGCCGCGAATGGATTTCTGGTTTTTTATCTGGTAACGGTAAACCGGACCCAGAGATGATGGTGGCTATGGAAGAGGGAGTCGCCGCCGCGAAAGGTGGCGATGATGAGGAAGTGAGTTGTCGCTTTTCGGTGAATACCCGCGCTTATACCTCCTGGTTATGGGCCTTTAAGCGTGCTGGTGGGCGCATTGAAGCAGGGGATTAGCTGTGCATCTTTTGGCCCAAGGGTGGAAACGCCAAGTAGATGGGACTATGCGCGTATCAGCTATTGCCTTGTCCCCCTGCACAAACGGTATGGTCGGTTGGCAGCTGCATATTGGGTGTTATGATCCTAATTGCGGCCAAACGATCCAACAAGCCAATTGGAAGTTTAAACTAGCCGCAGGGTCGCTTTATGCCTGCATAGATCCGCATGTTGCTAGTGAAATGGCGACGTGGGGAGACGATCAGTCTTCTGATCTACTAGCGTGCTTGAAACGGACGGAAACGTTCATGCGTGACATAGCGGAGAAACTACATTGACCCAATTAGAATTAGCTACTTTTGAAGAAATAGAAGTTGAATTGCGCAAGCGGTTCCCTGCGTTTATTTTTGCTTTTTCGTTTTATAGGGAAGGCGATCAGCGGATATACCATCACATTACCCATTCTGGTAAAAATATAATTGCTGATTTAGGTTTAGCGCATGTTGCGTTTTTGTTCATGCAACAACAGACTCAACAAATCCAGCGCGTTCCTCCTAATACCGCTTTGGACGGTGGATAATGCGACTGGTGCTGCTCACCGTGGCAGCGGTTCTTTTGATTGTTGCATCCATGCGGGATGCTCATGATGGGGAGCACACGCCTTTTTTGCTTCGGCAATCGCTGCCTGTTCCCTTATTAAAAATTGATATGCATAAGCCTCCTTGTTTGCCTGTGACGCAACAAATTGACGACACGCATTATAGGGGTTTCACTGGCCGATGGATTCGTGTGTGCGCGACTGTTTACACGCCCACAAATGCCATTGATGGAGACTACCATGCGACGAAGGGTGCTTATCGGTGGAAGACCGCAGACGGTAAAACCGATGTGCGTAAAATACCATATGGGATAGCGGTGCCATTGCAGCCGCGTTCGGATAAAAAAATACCCATGTTTCCGTTCGGCACTCGTGTTATTATACCATCGGGGTATGGCTATTTAGATAATATACGAAAAGATAATAGAATTTTTCCAATTGATGACACGTCCAACAGCAGTTTATTTTATAAATATAAAGATGGCGCTTTACATATCGACGTTCGGTTTATTGATGAGCGTGATGCGTTACGTTGGGCAGGCCCAACCGGGTATCGTTTTATGAACATTTTTCTTATTGAGGAATAAGCATGTTTGCCTTTCTACGTCGTTTATTTTGTAAGCCCCCTGTTCCTCCAAAACCAGTTATTCCTCGCGTGCGCGTGGCTGATAATGAGTTGAATCGGGACAATCCACATTGGATGGCATTGATCGGCGCAGAAGGTGTGTTTTTGGGATCACTAACGGATGGAGAGGGCGAAATTTGGGACGTACAGTTGGATTCTCAGCCCATTCCTCATAAACACGTAATGCGGGAACGGTTCGATAGCGTGTAAACACCCCTGTTTTAAGGCTGTGTAAACAGACTACTTGTATTCCGGTTGGGGGTTGTTAGACATTTCTCGTAATGTCGTCTAACCCCAACCGGAACCTATAGCATGCAACCAGAGGCTAAGTTTAAATCCGCTTTAACAGATGGATTTGATGTTGTATTCGGTAATAAATCGAAACGCGCCTTTTGGGCGTACATGAAATGCACAAAAGACGGCATGCCGGACTTGTTCTTTGCCGCTTTGGGACGTTCTGTATGGGCTGAAGGGAAAGTGAACGATAATGGATTAAAGAAGTCGCAGCGGGTCACAATCCCTCGCATGGTGGCAGGTGGTGCCATCGTTAAAATCATTGAGAGCATGCATCGGCCTTATAAGCGCGTAGATCGCCCTGTGAAGGTTTCGCAACCGTGGCAAGCGCATACCACTCCGTGGGTCATTTATGGATGGCATCATTTCAACACGCTCCCCTTTTGGGAACGTTTTATGGAGGCAGCGTGAAAGCTCTTGTTCGTTTTTGGTGTTGGTTAAAATGGAAATTAGGGCTGCGCCCGGCCTGGGTAAATTTACCACCCTTGGACCCGTGGTCGGCGTCCCAACATGGGGAGCATAAGATTGATGCGGTGAGCAGGCACGCTATCGCTGAAGTTGGACTCATATGCCCACGCTGTTTAAACGAGGTATGTGCGCGTGGGGATTATACGAAATTACGTGAAGGTAAAATAAGCGGTCGCAAGAATGAAGTCGTTATTTGTGATGCAACTCGCGTTGTGAATGACCAAAAAATGATATGCGGCGGCATACTCGCTGCTTCCCCCGACACAGAGCATGGGGATCATATTGTATGGGATAAAACCCCGAAGGCAGAGCGGGACGCTTTATTTTTCCGTTTCCGTCGCATCAGCGAAGATCAAATGCTGAAAGAGAAATATGGGTTTGACATCAATATGATGGATGGCCAATTACAAGCACAAGCTGCCTCCGCGAAGGAAATGGAAAAAAAGGACCGTCCTATTTTCTTTTTCACGGTCGGTGAATTTTATAATTTAACAGAAAACCATATGGGTCACGTAACGGAAGTATTATCCGAACACGAAGGCGACACACGCCACAAAGGGTGGGCCATTATGGAAATAGATGAAGACGGATTTCGCTGGTTTGTCGATCCGTTCGGCGTTGTGCGTCGTGACATGACTGATCCCACCATTAACAATCTCGTTGTTGTTGAAAAACAACAGAAAGTGTAACCGCTATGGAAATTTTTTGCTTTAACCCGTCGGAAAACCGCGAAAGCCTCAAAGAATTTAATGAACGTATTCAAGAATACTGTTTAGATTTTGAGGCGTTTCAAATTGATATGTACGCTGCTGGAAAATACCTTATTTTAAAAGTATTAACCCTGGAAGACCTTCCTGATATTCCAGAGGAACCAGAAGAAACGTCGCTTATTATGCCTGCCATACTCGGCATGAAATCAGCGGACGGTGATTGGGAAAAACAAATAGAACAATTAATAGGACGCGAAGCGGCTAAACATACCAAAAAGGATATGCGCATAGTAACGGATTTATTGGTTATTCAAAATGGTTTCGATTCATCGGCGGCATGGGCGGTTGCCATTGTCACGACTGACATAGTTGATTTTGGCGGTCCTGAGCATAAGGACGATAACGACGATAATGACGATAATGACGATAATGACGATAATGACGATAATGACGATAATGAAGAAGGCGATAATGAGGACGCACCAACGCCTTCTTTCCCTGTTAGCTTTGCGCCACAAGGATCTTAATTATGGTTATGCGGCAAACACAGGATTGGATTGATTTATATGAGGCGCAGATGGATTTACTGCGCCGACGTTTGGAAAACCCAGAGCAATGGTTCCGTGATTGCGGCCTAACCCCAGGCGCGGAAGGGGTGGGGGTGGTCCCGCAGAAAGCTGACCCTGAGAAAATTAGGGAACAGAAAGAAGCGTGGGGCATATTAAAGCTGGATATTCGTGCATTCGGGTTGGAATTGAGTGAGCATTTAATGTTCGCTCCCCATTTCTTAGAGCCGAATTTCACAATTCCATTAGAAGGGCAAGCTCGCGCTCGGGTGCAAGCGGAAATTAAAGCCTGGAACCGTGATCCCTTTTTTGAAGTGAGTCATAAATTTGAATTATTGCCGCTGCGTTTCACAGGGCGTGTCGCGTTACTCGCGCTGTCATTCTTTAAATTTTGGGGCGAGCAATTTGGGCAAGTAGATCCAGTGGAAGCTGCACGTCGCATGCTGATTGGGCAAGGCATTAACGCCAGTAATTTCCACCTGCATAAAGATAAAATGCTGATCCGCAACCCGTGGGAAATAGATAGTTCGGTTCCGCTCGGCATTGAACAGGATGCCCCGGTGGCCCCTACTCCTGAAATTGAACCTGCTCCCGACCCTGACCGCATAATTTCATTTCCTAAATGGGAAAAGAAACCAGAATAGTCCCTCACTCACTCCCCTCCTATAAGAAGGAATCTCATGAATCTCCCAAACCGCACCACCTTAATCGCCGCTGCTATTTTTGCATTGGAACCACTGGGTTCAAATGATGAAGATGGCCCAAAACCTGTAAAAAAATTATGGTCTAATTTAACGGACGCAGAAAAAGCTCCGTTTAATCAAGCCTCAGAATTTTTATCACAGTATGCGCACGGCGCTGCATTGGACACGGTGAATCGCCCTGTGTTGTCAGGCAACTTGGAAAAAGCGTGCCCAGATTTAAAAGCAAATACGGACCATGTGGTGGATATTTACTTAAACTTATCTTCCCTCCTGGCATAACACGTTATGTCCGGTGAAACACTCCGGTCGGAAACTATGGACCAACTTGCTCGTCGATTAGGTAGCACTAATCGACGGGTGTGGGGGTACATTCGTGTTTCCAGTCAGAAACAACAGGACAACGAATCTATCCCTTCTCAGGAAGCGGCCATAACCGCTTACTGTAAAACGAAAGGGTTAGAGCCGCCTCAATTTGTGGTGGAGGTTGCGTCTGCTGCGAAACCTGTGTTTGTGGTTAATTTACCAGGACAACCAAAAAACGATGTGGCCTTGGCGTCTTCTCCACGTCCTAAATTATTACTGTTACTTGGGCACCTGCGGGAATTACCAGCAGCCCATTTTATTATTTGGAAGTTAGATCGCCTTGCTCGTATTGAATATGAGCAGGAATTATTTTTAGATATGCTGCGACGAGACAATGTGGGCATTCATTCGGTGCAGGCTGGTGAAGAACACATGCTGGATGGGGGATTTGTTAATGACCCTGCCCGTGTGTTTAGCCGCCAAGTGTTGGGGGCTGCTGCGCAATATGAACGCGCTCTGACTGAAATGCGCATGCGCACAGGCATGACCTATAAAGCCGCTCGCGGCGGGTACACAGGCGGCATACCTCCTTATGGGTATAACGCAGTTAAAAAAGAATTAGTGCCCGATCCGGTGCAAGCTAAATACGTGCGTTTTATATTCTGGTTACGCAAACGGCATCTGATGACAGCGGTTGCTATTGCGAATCATATTAATGAAACCAAATCGCCAGCGATTCCTTTTTTCCGGCACCAAAAGGTTGGGCGTATCTTAAAAAATAATGATTTGTATAACGGCATTTATAAAGATTGCTTTAAGCAGGTCCACCAACGTCCTGACTTGCGCATACTCCCCACAGACGACGAGGAATTAGATGACGAGTTCACCCTTACAACCTGACGTTGCCACGGTCGCAACTTTTTTTTCCAAACTCGTTACCGACCTCATGGATGGGAACGGTATGCAGGTGGACTTATTGAGTGTCCCTAAAGTTATTGCCGCAGGAAAACGACTGAAAGGGGAAACAGGCAAACAGGTCGCCGTGGAGGCGCTGCGTAAAATTGAAAACGCACATCCAGAGATTTGGGATTTACTATTAGTTTCCGCGTCGGAATCCGTGAAAGAGCGCGTGCGCAAAGCATTAGTGCCACGCCCAGATGTAGAGGGCTCCTTAGACGATTGAAGAATTGAGCGCCTGACAGGATTTGAACCTGCGACATGCAGTTTGGAAAACTGCCACTCTGCCAACTGAGTTACAGGCGCATGCTGTCGGTATAAGGACTTTACTATTCCACCACGTTAGCTAACGTGGCGGGATGGTCAAACACCTTACTCCCGCAGACATAGAGCTTATCAAACTGCGATACATTGCCAAGGTGCCTGTAAAAGAGATTAGCAGTGAAGTGGGATTTAGTTGTTTTACGGTACATAAAACCATCCGTTCATTTGGTCTTTCTAGGTACGAAGCACGTCCTCCGAAACCTGTAAACTCCCTATTGTTTTGTGACATGGGGCCAATTGAGCGGTATTGGTTAGGCATGCTCATTACAGATGGCAGCATAACCAAACATCGGGTGAAGTTATCGTTAGCGTGCCCCGACAGAGATGCGGTGGATGGTTTTTGCGCATTCGTAAATAACGAGGGAAAGGTAACAAGTCATAAAAATGAATGCACGTTTCGTTTTAGCTCTGTGGAAGTGTCCGACAGATTAAAAGCTATGGGAGTGCGTGAAAGAAAAACACAAACAGCGGAGGCCCCTAATTTTGTTCTAGATGACTTTGATTTTTGGAGGGGTGTCATAGATGGTGATGGAGGAATAAATATCTATGCAAGACCTTTGTTAGGATTAACTGGGCATAAAGGATCGAAATTATTAAAACAATGGGCCGATTTTATTTCTAGAAATATAAAGGGGTTCTGTCCTAATGTGGTTCCTAGGAAGGATCAACCTACTACTTGTGACGTTAGAATAAATGGGGCAAGGGCAGTTTATATAATTAAAAAATTGTATGCAAGGCAAGGTCCAGTGTTACAGAGTATGAAAAGCGCTGCTCTCGCAGCCTTATTGTGGTCGCCTAAAAACGCTAAGAAGTGTCCCTTTATTGATACAGAGCGTTTTTATGAGTAGGATTGATCCTGTTTTTTATAAGATCGTAGGGGCCGCTTACGATGAGGGGGAAACAACGGTTTCCTTGGCTTCTAAATACAATGTAACTGAAGGCACCATCCGTAACATTTTAAAAAAGACGGGTGTTGTTGCACGGGATCGTGCCCAGCGTGCTCGCATATCTCATAATAAAGCAGGTAGGGGCAATCCTCTTTCTCTTTATAAGACTGGCGAGGGGCTTATTGTGCCGCCATCTGAATGGGCATCTTTGTTAAAAAAACATGGTAAAAAGGAACTTGTTTATTTCTTAAATGAAGTCCTTGAGGGAACCCCTTTCCCATGGCCTTCCACAAAAAAAGAAAAAGCGTTGCTTATTTTCAACACTTTAAAAAACACACCTTTATCAGATCTGTTATCTTCGGGCGATATAAATTTACTAAGAAGTTCTCCTTATAACCAATTAGGATTCCACACAAAAATAAAACCCCCTGGCAATAAGGCATCCAATTACTTGTTTTGCAGAACGCGGTGGAGTACAGCAAAATCGGACGCCCCCAGTGTTGTAGAAAGATGGGAGCGTAAAAACCTTCGCTTAAAAGCATGTCTTAAATTTATGTGTTTAAAGGCAAGCACCTCTTTTACCCCTGCTTTATTTAGGCAGGCGTTATGTGTAACAGGGTCCACCCCTTCTCAATTTAAACCTGGGGTGGCAAAGGCTGTTTACGAATTACTGGAATCTGAGCATGTTTTGGATTTTAGCGCGGGATGGGGTGACAGGGCCGTTGGGTTCTGCGCATCTAGCACCACCAGAACTTATACGGGGATCGACCCCAACCCTGAGCTTCACCCTTTATACCAGCAGTTGGCCGCCTTATATGGGGGAGATAAAAAGCTTTTATTTTTGCAAGGGTGTGCGGAGGATATGTGCGTGTCGCCTCATTATTTTGACACCGTATTCACAAGCCCTCCTTATTTTGATGTGGAGCGGTATGGGGCATCTTCCTCTGATCCGGCTTCCCAATCCTGGTATAAGTATCCTACGCCTGAGAAATGGCTCACGGGTTTTCTGGAGCCTTCTCTCAGCCGAGCCTGGGCAGGTTTGAAAGAAGGGGGTTTCTTGGTTCTGAATATAGCTGACGTGCAGTTTAAAAAGACACGTTACCCTCTTTGTGAGTGGGCACATACGGTGGTCGGCTCTCTTTTTGGTTCTCGTTTTGTAGGGTGCCTTGGTATGCGCCTCCAAGGTGGCAATTACGATGCACTTTCCAGATCCACAAAAAGCGGGGAGCCTATTTTCATTTGGTCGAAGGGAAAACCGCGTATTGATATACACAACAAAAAACCCTGACCTTGCGGCCAGGGTTTCTGCATCGTAACTGTAAGAAGACGTAAGTCGATATACAGTAATAAGATACCTTACTGGATTTCCCGTAAAAGCTCACCTTCTAAGTAAACGTGCAGGCCGAAACCAGCAACGCTCAAGGAAACGCCCGATAAAACTTCGATAGAAACCGAGAAGTTCTGAACAGGTGGGATATAAACACTATGGATTAAGCCATAGATGTTGCTGTGTTCTGGACGGCTGTGGCGACCGTAGTTGACGCTGTTCGCAGGGGTCAGAGGAGCAGCGGCACCAGTTAAGAGTTGGATTTCTAAGCCAACGCCTGGGGTAATCATCATTGCTGGAACAACGAGGTAGGTCTTTTCACCAACAACCATGCGGAAGACACTGTTGTCATAGTATGACAACAAGTCGGTAGCGAGGGCGTTGAATGAAGGGACACTACGCAGTGCTTTCACACTGAAACGTTTTGGCCATGATAATTGTCCGGCAGTGGTAACGTTCGTTAAGAACTGGTTACGACCTGCTGGGTTTTGGAAGTAGGAATACACATTAGCAGCCGTAATGGTGTTACGGTCGTATAATGGTTGATGAACTGCTTCGAGTTTGATTTCACCCGATTGTGCATCTTGGACTGTGCGGAAAACTGGCATGAATAGCTCCGTGAGGGTCGAGGTTTAACTGCGTCACCGAGAGAGGTCCGACTATATTTGACCCAAGTCGGGGAGTGAGCGCAGATGGAGTGATCTGGCTGAACGAACGTTCAGCAAAGGCAGATCCTTAGCGATACCGCAACCCAGGCACCACTACAGTGCCTGGGTTACGAATGTCATCAATTAGTGACAGGGACTTAGTTCAGATAACTATTTTTGAGGTAGTTGTCGGTTTCTAAGTAGTCGGCATTGCCCACACCAGCGTAGCTAGGTGCTTGCACATATCCGGCTAAAGCGTCTTGATTGCCCACACCAGCATAGCTAGGTGCTTGCACGTATCCGGCGAGCATTTCTTGACCCACACCAGCGTAGCTAGGTGCTTGCACGTATCCGGCTAATTCAATGACAGGGCCACTTAATCCTTGGATGCCATGGACAGAGCTAAAGCCAGGAATGCGTTGTACCCAATTGGCGACTTGGCCAGGGACCAAGAACTCTAAGATCGACGCAACAGCACCGCCTAATAAGACGTGTTGTTTCATTTTGCCGAGGTCGAGCATTTTCGCGGCGGCGAATGCAACCGTATATGGGAACGCAGCGCCGATAACACGTTGTGCGATTGGACTTCCTAGCATTGGAACACTGGCAATCATTGGGGATACTAAACGACTTGCCATACCACCGATCACGTAAGCGCCGATTGCACCACCAGCGGTGAAGCCGACTTTCTTCACGGTGTTGCCACCTTTGAATAAGCCCATGACACCTGAGGGGGCCGAGGTTAATCCACGCACGTACGAAGCACGGGCAACAGCTGGATTACGACGTTTTGGATTTGTGAAGGACACGCGACGGATTCCTTTGCGGCCTTTGCGACCACCGACACCATGATAAACGATCTTACCACGTTTGCCTGACCATTTGACAGCGCGATATGCTTTACTTTTGCCTTTACGGCGACGAACATAAGCACGGTCTACGCGAACCCATGAGCCTTTGCGTTTGTAAACGCGCCCAACGGTGCGACGAGCGCGGCTGGTTTGGAATTTACGTGAGCGTTTACTGCCCTTACGTTTGAGAAAACGACCCGTTAATTTCGAGCGTTTAACTGGATTGCGACGGCTTGAGCGACGACGCGATTTAGTGCGAGCCATTGTGGCCTTTCTAGGATTGCGCCGTGCAGCACGAAGGCGCAGACGGCTGGTTTTACTGCGACGGACGGATTTCTTTTTCTTGGTGGTGCGACCTTTAATAACTTTAATGGATGTCACTTTCCAACCAGGGAATTTTTTATGAATTTTAGATTTTAAGCCTGGGTTTGTAGCCCACATTCCAGCTTTTGATCCTAAAAATACAGGATTTTTACGTTTTGCTTTTGATCGACTTTTTGTTTTCGTGACACGACGTTTTGCTTTTACAACACGACGTTTCTTACCACGACGGACGGGGTTTCCGTAAACAGCTAAAGGCAAACCTGGGTTACTGAGCAGCACTGGTGTCATCTCAACCTCGTTGTGAGGGAGTTGCTCATTATGCTGCGGTCGGGATTAGACTTTGGTCTGAATCAGCGACTTCATGCTTTACCACTACGAAGGCAATACTGCAAATACTACACCTGTGTAAACAGAGTCAATACATCAATTCTGTTTACACAGCCTCACTTATAGAATGTGCCCTGTAATTCGTTTTTTACTGGTGCGTTTTGTTTTGCGACGTGCTGCGGGTTTGCGTTTAACTGTTTTTCGCGGTAAAGAGGCGGTTTTTAATGTCTTACGGGATTTGCGTTTAACGACTTTTCTTCGTGGTGCGGCGGTTTCAGAATCCCAAAAAGAATCGTTATCGTTATCACGTTTAGATCCTTTTCCGAAACCCCCTACCAAGTAATAGGCACCGAACGCTAATCCACCGAGCAGGACAATAGGCATCCAATTCATGCTTGGGGCAGCAGGCTGTGCTGGCATGGGCGGGTTTGCCATCGTGGTGAAAGGCAGCGCGGTGCCTGCATTCGCTGTGGTTGGCGGGATCATTGGGCTGTTTGGCACCAATGGTTGAAATAAAGATTCGATGTAATTTGGCATGTTAGCCTCTCAGCCAGTTATCGACCTTGAAGATATTTCCAGGTCGGCGTTTAATAAAGAGATTTCCCGCTGCGTCTTGTTGCAGCATCGGCATGACGCTGGTCGGGTACGCATCCCCACCCTTGTGTCCGGTGTCACCGAAGGCGTGGTGCCAGAGGTATTTATTTTTACCAGGGGATTTAATTTTTGACGGCACCCAATAAACGAGGGATTTAACTAATCCTACATTTTTTAAACCTCGCCCAGGGGTCGGCGCATTTGCTAAAAAAGGTTTTCCGCTTGGGTTTGCTGCGTGGAATTTTTTATGTTTCTGTGCGATGGCTGCTGGCACAGTCGCATTCACTTGTCCGGTAACGGAGCAGATGTGAAAACGTTTACCGTCCCATGCGAGCATTTTACCTTTTGTTTTAATATGTGTGCATTTTCCGGTTTTTGGATTTAGGATTTCTAAATCTCGTAAATCCCCGATGCACAGCCATGCTTTTTTCGGGGCTGATTTAGGCACGGGGTTTTTACTCATATCTTCCCAAAACCGTATATCTGCATGCGCATATTTTTCCGCTGCTTCTTTCGATTTTAAATTAACCCGTATGGCATCCCATTCCGACCCATAAGAAGGCAAGTCAGCCCCTGGCGACACGATTAAATAATCGCCACGCAAATTCTTATGCACAGAATAACCAATGGATTTGCCGCGTGATCCCATGACATTATTTACGTGTCAGTAACCAAACACCAAGTCCGACCACTGCAACCGTGCCAACACTGACGGTGCCAATTAATGGTAAATTTAATGGTGCGCCTAACCCTTTGAGCGCCACATCCACTAAAGAGCCTCCGCTATAATTAGGGGCTTCCACGTATTCCCCTAATGGGCGACCCATGCCTGCAAGAGCACCTTTAATGGGCGTATATTGCGGACGGATTTTCACTGGCGCTAAACCAGGAATGCGCGTCATTTTGGTAGCCACAGGGGCTGAGGAAATTAACTGCCCTTGGTTACGAGTGCTAAAAACACCGTCCAAGTCATACGACATATCACGATCTGTCATGGGATAATCCTTTATTTACGTAAGAAGAAGAGAGCGGCACCGATCACAACGACACCACCAATAGCGGTTGGAATAACCCATCCCGGCATACCGCCTTTTGGCGCATTCGCGGCGGCAAGCGCCCGTTCGCGTGCGATTTGCGCTTGCATGGCAGCGGTCTGCGCTTGCGTGTTCGCCAATGTGCGTTGCGCGGAATTGGTTTGATGCTGCACATAAAAATTGGCGGCAGTCCCAACAAGTTTCCCTGTGGATTCTTGATTCAACGCGGTGTTTATATTTTCCCACACGGAGGGAGCAGGAGCGGCAGGAGCGTCGGCCCCTAACCCGTGTAAGCCATCAAGGCGTTCTGAGGCATTTTCTGGTGCAGGAACAGAAATAGAAAATAAGCGTTTTGCTTTTTCATACGACACGCGAGTCGTCGGTACACGAGGCACCCGCACATCTGGCGCATGCAGCAGTTGGTACGGTTTTGGTACAAGATCGCGTGTGTATTTCATAGGTGTCTCTTATTATAACTAAATTTTTAGTTAGGTAACTAAACCTTAGCGGCGACCTTTTCTTTTTTTCTTACGACTCATGAAAATAGCACCAACGGTCAATAACGCACCGCTTGCTACGATGAGTAAGGGCACCGTGATGGAGCTACGTTGCACCATTGCCGTCATAGGATTTGAGTATTGCGCTTGGAGTGCTTGCTGCCGCGCAATCTCCGCTTGCGCGTTCGCTAATTTAATATCTTGCTGTTGCTGATAGATATTTAATCCGGCCCCGCCAGCGGTTGCCAAAATATCTAACACACCAGCGGGTTTAGCGGCAGGAACGGCAACTTGCTTTGCTGACTCTTCGCCGAGCCCAGGCAAATAACTGTGCAGCAAACGACGGCTCATTTGCGATTCGTCTGGGTTCGCCATACCGCCGCTGGCTTGCGTGCGCACGGTAACAGTGCGCCCACCCGCGAACGGATTATCCGCATTGGTGGTCAAACTGATGGTGTTCCCCATCGGCTTGAGGTCCACGGTTTGCAGCACATGTGCTTTTTGCACATGAGAGCGAGGGAGGCGAGTGCGACCTGGGCCTTGTAGGCGAAAGTCAGCTTCGTGAATGACAGGAGATGCACGCATAATGAGTGTCCTTTAACAACGTTTAGCGACGTTTGCGCTTAATGATTTTGAAGAGTCCCGCACCAAGCAATAAAATAGCAGGCACGTATACAAATGGGCTTTTCACCACATCTATCAAGCCACCCATACCAGCGATAGGGGCCATTGAAGTGATGCCACCAGAGGGGCGCAGCATAGTATCCCGGCTCAATACGGACGCAGGAATTTGCGCGACCACCGCATGGGCACGCACATTATTTTGCGGGGCTTGCGGGATGCCGCGTAACTCTTGTTTAATTTCGAGCATGCGCCGTTCTAATTTATCGCGTTCTTTAATGAGCGCCTTCATGTCGTTAGCCGCTTTATCTTTATGGGCTAATGGTGCTTTCCCACGCACGATGGCGCTTAAATTACCAAGCATGCCACAAATTTCTTTATGGGTATAATCGTAATCAGCTAATTCTTCCCCAAGACTTATTGGTTTGGCTTCTTTGCCTAACCGCTCAATATGCATGGGTTTTACATTAACTGTTTTTTGCCCTTTAAGAAACTCAGTGCGATAAGGGCGTCCTGTCAGATTCTTTTTTTCTAATTCATTTTGCACAGCAGGCACGGTATACCGTTTTAATCCCACGGTTTGTGGAACTGCTGCTACAGGTAATCCGCCTTTTCCAACAGCGCGTGACCACGTTGGAATTGCTTCAGCGGTGACGCGAGGCATGTAACTGGTTTCACCACGAGCTTTGCGAGCATAAATAGGACCACGCGGCCCAAGTTCTTTTGCGGTCGCCGGATTCATGTGCATGATCTGAGCCATTGACGGATCGTTGCGCAAGAAACCGCGAGGCACTAATTGCCCGTCCGCAGTCATAATGGTGCCTTCATTCCCTGCGGAGGTTTCCGTGAAATAGCCACCTGTCGGTGGTAATTCTGCGCCCATCCCCATTAAGGAGTCGATGCCTTCTTGTGGCTGCGTGGCGCGGGTTGAATTTGCGACACTGCCATCGTCATACGTATAGCATGCCTTTTTATCAGGCACCAATAATTCACTGGCATGGCTATCATTTTGATCCAAATAACTTGGACCAGTTGCATACGCGCCGAGATTTCCCATGTCGTTTCCTTCTAGCGCCATTGGATTCGCTAATTGAGGGTATGTTTTTTTGGCTTTTATATTGGGCGCTTCTTTTCCAGCTGGCCAATGTTTCATAATAGGATCGAGTGGCACTACTTTATTCGCATTGCGGTGTTTGCCCGGAGGCACCACAGCGTGTAAATACACGTGCGAATAGACTCCTGGTTTTTTACCAACCACCACAGGGTAGGTGGGTATTCCCACTGAGCCAAGCATAGCCATTTCTAAGGTTGTTTTATCGTCGCAGTTATGGACCACGATATCCACGTCTGGTAAATAAATACCATGATCTTCCGTTTCA